CTAGGTGAGGTGGCGCAAAATGATGTCCGCAAGGCTATTCGCGACCTGGACTCGCCTCCAAACGCCGAATCAACAATTAAGGCGAAAGGCAGCAGTAACCCGCTCATCGATACAGGGCAGATGATTAACAGCATCCGATGGGAATACGTTAAATGAGCATGTTTGATTTCGATGACATCTGGGATGACTTCTTTGTCGGCTATACTGTCACACGCTTCGGGCCTGGCGCGAAGAACGCAGAGGGCAAGTGGGTCATTGGGCTGCCGGAGGTCATTGCCTTTGAGGGCATGCCGCCACAGCCGCTTGATGAAAAAGACCTCAGGAAGCTGGAAGATGGCGAGAAGGTCGGTACGCTGCAGAAGGTATATACATCATTCCCTTTACGCACACGAGAAGGTGCTCAGGATGCAGATCGTGTGACCTTTGAAGGCGAGCAGCATGAGGTCATCAAAGTAGACACTCGCGATATCCTCGGAAACTACTACAAGGCCGTCATCCGTAAAATCCAGGGGGATTCATGAGCATCGAATCAGCGATTATGCAGGCGCTCTCACTGGTTGATACCAATGTAATTCAACTTCCTTATGATGGTGAGCGGCCCACTGGCGAATACATGGGCTTCCAGCCGATCGGTATCGATATGCAGCGCGCCGCGGCCAAGAAACGTACCGATAACGGCGATGGCACCTTCACGCAGGAAAACTTCTACCAGGCTGTGCTGATGGTCAGCATCAACGCATATGGTGAGAAAGGTTACAATCGCCTTGTGCAGGTTCATGGACTGAAGGAAGACTACAGGGCGCGAGGCATCTTCACACCTGAAAATATGGCTTTGGTTCATGTCGGCTCACCCCGCAACCTTTCCGCGCTGGGCGATGAAGCATACCGCACACGCTGGCAGTCAGACGCTCTATTCCACCTGCGCGTTGAGACCTCATTCATGGATTATCAGCTGAAAAGATTCATCGTAACCGGCGAGTGGGCAAGCGGCGATGACATTATCACCATCACAAGTGACTCAGCGCTAGGCGTACCACGCTGATGTTTGGTATTATATTACCGTCAGAATGGCAATTATCATGAGGATAACAGAGTGACTACACCTATTCGGCGTCGGTTCTCGGTAAATACCGAGTTGCTCGACAAGGTGGCGACGGTCGACACGCTTAATCGCGTAGCGCTCATCACCACGAACGACATCTTTTCCGGCGCGCGATATTCTCTGGTGACGCCTGATGACTGGAAAGACCAGGTGAATTTCACCTCCTTCCCTGAAGAATACAACTGGCTGACTGCTCACTTCGGTCAGGACGGCGGCGCACCTGCTGATGCGTTAGTTGTTTACTGGAACAAAGCTGGTACTGGCGATGCAGCAGAGACCGTCGCTCAGGCACTGGATGATGCGATTGCAAAAGGTGCCTCATGGTACGTGCTGGAGTACATCGGAAAAGCAGCGTCAGCTATTCCTGACCAGGTTGCCATTGCCAATTACGTCCAGTCTTCAGAGCAGAAAATGCAGGCTATGTTTCTGACTGTCGATTCTACTGCGCTGAATGACGCTGGCGCAACTGACCTGGGCTATCGTCTGCGCACTACGTCAATGGAACGATCTGGTGTTATCTGGCACCCGACCGGTAATGACGTAGCTGGCAACAGCTATGATACTCAGCGACCGGATGCAGCTATTGGCGGAAAGATGATCTGGCGTGATGCCGGTGCTGACCAGTGGGATTATCATGCACTGACTCTGGTGAGTGATTCCAACCTGACTGCAGGTCAGCAGGTGGTGCTGCGAGCCAAAGGCTACAATTTCATCGAGACATTCACCAACACGACCTTTACGCACATGTATAAAGGCCGCCTGGTGACCGATCGTGAAATTCGTATCCAGTGGGGTGCCGACTGGTTCGACAATAACCTCCAGGTATCGCTGGCTAACTTCGCGTTCCGCGCTGGGTTGATGGCTTTCGACTATGAAACCTTCAACGCTGTCGAGGCGCTTGTTCGTTCATGGCTGGAGCGAGCACGTGTGCGCCGCATCATCCTGGAAGACTATACCGTTACGATGCCTGATCCTGACAGCTTCACGGCTTCTCAGCGCGCCAGTGGCACCGCGACGCTTAACAACATCTATCGTGCAACGCTTAACAGCGCAATCGACGACTGGACCATTACCGGCCAGTGGGTTATCGGGGGTGAGTAATGCCAGTTTATGATCCGGGTAAAGTGAGTCTTTCATGGGGTGGCATCCCGGCCCGCGCACCTGCGACCGGCGAGATGTTCAACTTCTCTTTCAACAATGACCAGTGGAACACGTATGTCGGCACCAAAGGCGATGGCGCGTTCATTAAGTCGCTGGATATGTCTGGCACAGTGGTTGTGCGACTGCAGGATACGTCACCGACGAAGGCTGCATGGATGGCGCTATACTTCGCTGGCACACCGCTTCCGCTGCTGCTGAATGACCGAAGCAACGGCGCAGAAGCTGCTGGTGCCGCTGAGGCCGTGCTTGCTCGCGCCCCTGCGATGGTAAAAGGCAACGAGATGGCGGAAGTTGAGTTTACATTCAAGTTCCACACAGGTTATATTCTGCATGTCGGCCAGGACCTGGCTGAGAATGTCGGGTTGTAACCTGGTATCGAATTTCGTGGCAAGCTGGTTGGCACCTTCGGGTGCCTTTTTTATTGCTGATGATAATTATGCTTGACGTAAAAATAATGATTAATTATAGTGAGGGCATCCAAACAAAGAGGTGTGAGATGAAAAAATTATTGATTGGCGTTCTGATGATGACCAGCTTTGGGGCAAGTGCTGGCTCAACGGTTGCTCTTTCTTGCCCGACACATGGCGATGTACTGGCGACCATGAATAATGGTTACTTCTCTATCACTACTGACAAGGATGAGTATCGTGTCAGCAAGGGGACTGATCGCTTCACTGATAAAGGTGAAATTGTGACGGTTCAGATGGCTGCAAAAAAGCCGACCGACAGCAAGTTCGAGCAGATGGCCGCTGTAATGATTAAGACCAGTGATGCTATCAAAGGGTATATGGTTGTCATGCTTCCCGGCAAGCATGCTGAAGCGTGCAAAATCACTGACCGTCAGAGCTACTAAGGAGATAAATATGAGCAAAGAAACAGGTGGATCAGCTTTCCCATTACCAAAAAACCCAAATGGTGGACGTGTTGAAAACGGTATGACATTGCGTGATTATTTTGCGGCTAAAGCTATGCAGGCAATGGTAACGGCAAACGATTATAGCGGTACAACATCTGAAATGGTCAGAAACTCTTATTACATTGCCGATGCGATGCTCAAGGAGCGTAAATGAGCCTTTCCAAAATCTACAAAGACGGCGAAGCAGGCCTGAAAAAAGCCGTTCTTTTTAACTGTCAGGTCAACAAAATCATGATTGAGCCAGGTTTCAACATCCGCGACACGGATCCGGGTCATGTGAATGCCATTCTGGAGCAGATGAAGCGCGGCGCGCCAATCCCTCCGCTGCGGGTTAAAGATGTGAATGGGCAGGTTATTGTCGTGGACGGACATCACACTTTCCGGGCTGCTAAGGCACTATGCGTTGAGTACCTGATGTGCGAAGACGTTTCCCATCTGACGTACAGCCAGCAGGTGGCACTCATGATTACCAGCACGCAGGGCCGCAAACTGGCCCCACTGGAGCGCGGTGAGGGATTCCAGCGCATGCGCAGCGATGGCATGCACCCTAAAGAGATTGCTGAAGAATGCGGATGCAGCCTGTCTACAGTCGATCTCCACCTGCTTCTGATGGATGGCGACGAGACGATTAAGCAGTTACTGAAAGATGGAAAAATCAACTTCGCCGACGCCTGCGAGATGATTCGCAAGCACGGCCACATGGCGGGTGAAATCGTCCGTGACAAGGTCGAAGAAAACGGCGGCGAGAAGGTCAAGACTAAACAGGTTCGGCCTTCTTATCCTGCCAAAAAAGCGCGGCGTGCTGTCGAGTTAGCGACACAGATTGAGATGGTTGGCAATCAAGACCTCAGCAAAGCATCCGACGATCAGTCAATCACGCTGCGATGCCCGGCTGGTACACTGAAAGAGCTGCTGGCTCTTATTAATGATTATTGCGAGGTCGGCGATGAAGGTTGAAGACTTTATTAAGCAAAACCTGCGTAACCGGCTGGTGCGAGATGGCTTCACGGGCGTGCAGTTGATAACGGCATCATGGCGGGCTGGGATGAGATGAAGCGCAATGGCGCGACATTTGATACAGCCTATCGGACAGCGAAGAAAGTGGCTAATGCCAGTGGGAGAGTGAGATGAGCGACTGGATTAAGTGCAGCGAGCGTTACCCTGACATAGGAAAAGAGGTACTCATCCGCATTCCGGTATGTGAGAAATTCAACATCGAAAACGCCAAATACAGAGGTGAAGGTGAATTCCTTGGGGCATGGTTCGATACGCGAGGCAAAGGCAGACCCTATAAAGTAACTCACTGGATGCCATTGCCACCGCCACCAACCGAATAACCACATGCCCGCACCTGCGGGCTTTTTGCTTTCCCATCCGAATGATATAATGAATCACCAGCTTGCGAGGATATGAAATGTCACAATTAGAAACCAAAGAAATCACTGTTGATGAAGACACTTACAGCATCTGCCTGCTTAACGTGCGTGATGCGCTGAACGTCGAGGCTGAGTGCATTAACCTGTTCTCTGCCGGGCAGCAGGGTAAGATTAGCGGCGATCGCCTTTATGGCCTTGCCAAGATGCTGCTGAACGGTGCAGAGGTCAACAACCAGCCTCTTAGCATTGACAAGCACTTTGCGCGCCGAACTGGGCACCTGAACAAAGTCGTTTTCGCAGCCGTCAAAGAAAATTTCCCTGATTTTTTCGGGGCGCTCAGCGGTTCGTTTATGCAGAATCTTCAGGCCAAATTCGGGTCGGCAAACGAACAGTAAGAGTGGACGACGTGCGCCCCAGCTACGATACCAATCGGGCAAATATCCTGGCTGTGGCGCGCAGCTTTCAGTGTTCACCCGCTGAGGTTATGTATCAATGGCCTTACTATCTTTACCTCGACGCGCTGGAAAGTATGCACGTTGATGCAGAGAAGAACGCAAGAATCCAGCGAGCCCAAGAGGAAAGCTAATGGCTGCCGATTACATTACCGAATTGCTGGGCTATATCGGGCTCGATACGGATGACAAGAGCTTTGATGAGGCTCAGCAGCAGGTTGCTGGTATCCACAAAGGAATGCTGGGCGTTATCGCTGTGGCTGGAGCAATGGCCGCAGCGGTTGCTGGTGCTGCTGTTGCGCTGGTCAATGATTTTACCGAGACCGCCGTTGAAGCTGACACTCTGGCGAAGCGTGTCGGCGTAACCACTCAGGAACTTCAGAAGCTAAGCTATGCGGCTTCAGCATTCGGAGTGGAGCAGGATGCGCTGGTAGATGGCCTGAAAGAGCTATCTTTGCGTACAGATGAGTTCGTGAAGACTGGAGAGGGTAGTGGTAAGGAGTCATTCCAGCGCCTCGGCCTGGGTGCTAAGCAACTTGGCAAATATACCAATGATACTGCGGGATTATTCGACCTACTGCTAACCAAGCTGCGCGGCGTCCAGGATGCTGCCGCACGTCAGCGACTGGCTGATGAACTATTCGGCGGCACGGCGGCTGAGCAATTCATCCCGATGCTAACAGCGTCCGCAGAAAGCATTGATGCACTGAAACAGGAAGCTGTCGACCTTGGCATCGTCATGTCTGATGAGTCAGTCAAAGCCGCAAAAGCCTACAGCCTGGAAATGAAGCGCGTGCAGGGTGTATTCACCGGCATAAAGAATCAGATCGCCAGTGCGGTTCTGCCCATCATTCTTGAGCTCACAAAATCATTCCGTGAATTCCTTACCAGCAACACTAAACTCGTTGTTGCAGGCTTAACTGCGGCATTCCAGAGCCTTGCCTTTGCCCTCAAGGCAGTGGGTATCGCAGCGCTTTTCGCACTGCCTTACCTGATAGGCTCCGCCGCCATTTCCGGCTACCGCGCCGCCATCGGTGCCATTGCCCTGATGAGAGGTGGATTCATTGCCCTGCGCACATCAGCCATCGCTGCATGGGCCGCCGCTTACGCTGGCCCCGCATTGGTTGGTGCAGCCATTGCCGGACTAGTGCTTATCTTCCAGGACATCTACACATACCTGAATGGTGGCAAGTCAGTTACAGGGCTGATCGTTGATAAATTCAGTGAGGCAGCTGATAGCGTCAAGAAAAAATGGCAGGAGCTGAAGGTTTGGTTTAAAAGTCTTTTTGATGAGCTTGCTGGATATCTGCAAAACCTACTGCCAGACTGGCTGCGAAACTTCCTCATTGAAGGACGAGTTATTGGCCCTGATGCAATGTCTCCTGACCGTGGACCGAATATCAATTGGTCATACCCAGGCATGCCTATACCAGCGAATGGGGTGACAAATAATGATTATTCCGTCAACCAGTATGGCATGACATCACCAGCCAGTGGCGCGCCAATTATACCGGGGCGAGCTCCAGCACCGGCACCATACTCAACGGTTCCGCTTCCTGCGTCAACAATGACTACTAATAATGCTCCGACCGTGGTTAACCGCGTGGAAAACCTTCATGTGAATGGGGTGCAGGATGGTGTCACATTCGCGCAGCGATTCACCGAAGAGATGCGTCGCCAGAACGCCACTGTTATCAAGAATACCGACAATGGGCAGGAGTACTAATGGCACTACTATTCAGCCCGGACACGCTGCGAAACATCTTTGGCGCATCGTATAACCAGATATCGACGCTGCCCATTACAGTCACGGTAAAGGAGACGCACTCCTACGACCAGATCGTAACCGATAAGCCGGTCGAAGATGGCGCTACGATTGCAGACAATATCATTCTGCAGCCTGACCAGATAACGATTCAGGGCATCTTTGCTGATGACCAGATTGCAGATCGGGTTATCGATGCAATTACATCGCTGAGCTTTGATGCGCTGACCAACTATGCCACCTACGAAGAGAAGCTGCAGATGTTGCAGGCGATCAGGAAGGCGCGTGAGCCATTCGACGTTGTGACATCGTTGGTCACTTATAAAAACATGTTCTTCAGCGGCCCAATCACAATAGACCGTGATGCCACGACCGCCACGGCTCTTTTCTTCAACTGCACGCTGAAAGGTATCGGCATCATCCAGAGCAGAACCACAAAGGTGCCAGCGGAAAGCACAAAAGACCCTAAGAAAATGGCACCGAAAAAAGACAAAGGGAAGGTCGCCGCGACGGCCGGCAGTAAAAGAAGCGAGTTGCCGCCAGCAAACAATGAACGCAGCACCTCATGGTTATCATCAATCACCGGCATAGGCAGATAAATGGCTGATAACATCGTTTTACCTGTCGAACAGTATCCAGAGCAGACCTTTCGTATGGACTTCGATGGCGTCCCCACAACCATGCGCTTCTACTGGTCAGAGTGGGATGAAAGCCTTCGAGCCATTGCCAACGATATTGATGATGGCTCACCTGTGCATGAGGGTTGCTGGTACTTCGATATCGCCACCGACGAATTTACCGTGAATGGTATCCCTGTCGTTCAGGGTTGCGACATGCTGGAGCCTTTTGCACAATCATCGCTGGGCGGCATGTTCGTGGTTAATCTACTCGACAAGCCTCTCGACCTGACCTTTGAAACGATGGGCGTCAACCACCTGGTGCTATACGTTCTGAAAGAAAACCTCGAGACATTCTATAGCCTGATTGGGTATGCGTGATGAGATTCTTCAAGGCTGACGCCTATCTGGAAGTCATTTACGATAAAGAGGCCGTCGTTTATGACCAGAAAGACAAGTGGGACCGCCGCTTTGCGCTTGACTTCGACATCAAAATGAGCCGAAGCAAGACGCCTAATCAGGGTATTGTGGCCATCTATAACCTATCTGCGGACACCCGGCAACGTATCGAGCGTGACGCCAAATCTATCCGGGTTTTCGCTGGTTACGATGACAACTTCAAACTCATATTCACCGGCGATGTTGTCTTCGTCAATAGCCCTAAAAACAGCGTCGACTGGAAGACAGAGATTCGCGCAGGTGACGGCTGGCGATCATTCAGTCAGTCAATCACCAGCCGCAACTACGCTGCGGGAACGCCTATCCGCACCATCGTCGAGCAGACTGCCAAAGATATGGGTATTGCTCTGAAGGAGTCTGCGAACATCCTCAAGGGTGCTATTTCTGGCAGCCTGACGCTGGACGGGAGAAGCAAGCACGCGCTTGATGATGTTATTCATAATCACGGTGGTCAGTGGTCTATCCAGGATAACGAGCTACAGGTGACCCCTGTCACAAAGCCAATCGATGGCGAGGCCATTATTCTGGCGGCTGACTCTGGCTTACTTGAAACGCCATCGGTAACCGAGAAGGGTGTCAACCTGCGCTCACAGCTTCATCCAGACATTAGACCCGGAAAAGTTATTGAGCTGAAGGCAAGCAGTTGGACAATTGAGGCTGGCGGCTCCGGCGTGAACGACGGCAATACCGTTCACAAGGCCACCAAGACGCAGGGTGCTTTCACGACTAAAAAAGAAGAGAGTTACATCCAGCGAGGATATGACTACAACGGCTTTTATATCACTCAGTCAGTGCAGTTTGTCGGCAATAACTACGGCGGCCCATTCGACTGCAGAATAGAAGCTATCCGGTACAATCCATAGCCTGTATAATGGCATGATGACGCGGAGGATTCATGCCAGCACAATTAGACCTTGACCGCCAGGAATACGAATCAGACGAAGTTGCAGATTATTTATATGATATGCAATCGCTTCGGCTGCGTACGATCATGATTGCCGAGTGCATCTCCTTTGATGCAGACAAAAACACGGTTAACGTTCAGCCCCTTCTGCAGCGAAAAATTAACGGCGTTGTCGAAAACATGCCAGTCATTGCCGACGTTCCTGTCGGATTTTACGGCGCTGGCGGCATGGTAATGACTATGCAGCCCACCAAAGGAGATACGTGCGCACTCTGGATTAGCGATCGCAGTCTGGAGCAGTGGAAGCTAAAAGGTGGTATCACTGACCCAGGCATGGGCAGGCATCACCATTTCACTGACGCAATTGCTTATTTCGGCCTGAACGCATTTAACGATGCTTACCCTGATATTAAAGCCGGTGCCGATATCCGCAGCCGTGACGGCAGCACCAGCCTGAACATCCTTCCAGGCATAATGAACTTAACCATTAATGGGCAGGATGTTGCACTTTTTGGACAGCAGCAGATAACCTTCTTCGTGCCGGTTGTTGCCCCAGAGGTCAGCACTGCTGGCGGCATCAATCTCAGCACGCACAAACACAGTGGCGTACAAAGTGGCGGCAGCAATACGGGGATCCCGACACCATGAGTGACTTCCGGTTGAATACATCCTCCTGGGATATTGAGTTCACTGAAAGCGGCGATTTTGAAATAATCTCCGGCGCCGTAGAGACAACGCAGAACAGTAAGTTTCGGCTGCAGATTATCGCTGGAGAGTGTTTTGAGGATACGCGCATCGGCATGCCGTGGCTGACGGATATGGTAAACCCCCAGATCAGCGTCGCGGCCAAGAAGCAGATTCTGCGAGATACGATCATGTCGACGCCTAACGCGGTATCTCTGGAGTCACTTGTTGTCGCATTTGAGAACACCGATAACAGCCTGGCAATCTGCTCCTTCAAAGGAACGGCGAGCGATGGCGACGAATTCACGAATACTATAGAGAGCTGATAATGGCAAGCACTATTGATTCGAACGGCTTCAACCGTCAGCGTTATCAGGATCTGCGTGAGGATATCGCGGAAAACTGGACTGAGTCATTCCCGACGATTAATACCGGGAAGCAGTCTGTGCCTGGTCGCCAGATATCAATCCAGACATCACTGGTTGATGCTGCCAATGCTAAAGCTGAATTCATTCTTAATGCGTTCAATCCGTATGGCGCAGTCGGCTCACAGCTTTCAAACCTTGCACCTCTGATGAACAAGCGCCGACTGGCCGCAGTAAGAAGCCAGGTTACTGAGACACTGACCGCTGATGCCAATGGCGCTACGGTTCCGTCAGGCACAATCATATCGTCTGCATCCGACAGCACCATTCGTTTTCAGACTACACAGGATGTCACAATAGCTCCTTCATCGACAGCTACCGTGCTGATGGAGTCGCTGGAGGCCATTGCAATTCAACCCCCGGCGGGTGACCTGACTGTCATCAGCACGCCAGTTTACGGTCTGGTTTCGGCTACTAACCTCACATCCGCTTCAGCAGGACGTGCGCGCGAGACTGACGGGCAGCTTCGATTCCGTATGCTGGCAACATCTGCCGCCGCCGTCGGCACGCCTGAAGGTATTTTTACTGCAATCTCTGATGTGGACAGCGTGACATACGTCAACATTCAGGAGAACTTCACCGATACGCGCAATGCCAATGGGCTGCCACCGCACTCCGTAATGCCTATCGTAGAGGGTGGAGACGTGACGCAGGGTGCTCAGGCCATCCTGGGGTCGGTAGCGGCTGGCATAAACCTGGCATCTCCGTCAGATGTGCCTGGCGCTACATTCGTGACCGCAACTGTTACCAATCCAGCCAACCAGCAACCGAAGACCATTTACTTCGTTCGGCCTTCAAATGTGCTGGTGAACATCGCGCTCAACATAACTGCCAATAGCAACCTCCCGGCAGACTGGCAAGTACAGGTAAAAAATGCTCTGGTTGAGTTCCTGTCGACGCGGGATGTGGGCCGCAAGCTCTTCGCAAGCCGCCTCTACAGCGCCGTTAATGCCGTCATTGATGCTGACATTAACTCAATTACGATAAATGGCTCTGACAGCATTACTCCGGCGGTATATCAGCGCATCCGCACTGCACCCGCCAGTATCACTATAACGGTGGCGTAATGGGAACCTATTACCAGAAGTCTTCGAAAGAATTAATCATTAATCAGTTGAGGGATTCCCCTAATTATGTGGAGATGATTAGGCTGCTGGCTGAGGATTTTGATGACATATCAGACCTGTATGATTACATCTCGCGCATCAACGTCTATAACGCTAATGGTAAATGGCTTGACCTCATTGGCTACATCGTTGGCGTTGGACGTCAGATTGATGTCGTGATCGTTAACACATGGTTCGGCTTTCAGGGGCAGCCCAACATCGCCGGATTTGGGATGGCTCCAATGTATGACGGTTCGCAGCCATCAACGGGCAGCTCCATTCTTTCTGATGGTGACTATAGGCGCGTTATCCTGGCCAAGGTGGCAAAAAACTTCGGTGACGTTTCTGAGCCTGGCATAGTTACAGCCATTCAGAACATCATTAATAGCAATGACGTCACAATCCAGAGCATGGGCAATGCCTCCTTCAGGATTTACCTTGGCGACATGCTGGACGAAAATACCAGGAATCTATTCTCTGCGATTGATATAATACCGCGAGCGGCAGGCGTAAAGCTGGACGGCCTTTATTACAGACCAAGACCGGAAACCTTTGGCTTTGCTGACCAGGGATTGCAGGGTTTTGGCGTAGGTTCATTCGTTGAGGAAATCTCCTGATGGCAGTTTCAAAACCAAATTTCACCAGAATATTCGGATCATCTAAACCCGATTTAGCTCCAATTTCTGACACTAACTATGTTCAGGGGTGGGATTTTGTTGGCAGCACGCCGCCAACCAAAAATGATTTTACATGGCTGCAAAATCAGTTAGATCTTCGCACCATATGGCTTTATGAAAATTATGCTAAAGGTGCTCAATCCCAAACATTTACAGTAAATGGTTCATTTGTGGTTCCAGATAACATTACCACAATTTATATCAGTGCATGCGCTGGCGGTGGTGGTGGCGGCTCGGGTGCAACAAACAGCGGCGGCCAGTCAAGTCTGGTTGGCGGCGGCGGTGGGGGCGGTGGCGGCGCTGGACAGTACATCCTTAAAAAGGCATTCACAGTCACCCCTGGTCAGACTATTGCGATTTCTGTTGGTTCTGGTGGTGCTGGCGCTTTAGGGTCAACTGCAGGCGCTGGTAAATTCGGCGGCAACGGTGGGCAGACTATCATCGGATCGTTGGTGACGTTGCAACCTGGGTTATCAGGCGGGCCTGGCCAGGCGGTGCAGCAAAACGTTGCGGGTTATGGTGGGGCGGGTGGCTCTGGCGGAGCTGGTTACCCTAACGGCCAGTTTGGCAGCGACGGTAACTATACTGGAAATGGTGGTAACGGAGCATCATCTCCTTTTGGTGGCGGTGGAAATGGAGCTCGCGCTGGCACGGGTACAACTGACGCGGGAGGCAATTCATTTGCATTTGGCGGCGGCGGCGGCGCATCAGGTGGTGGATATGGACAGGCCTCAACCAATGTTCCATCCGGCCCTGGCGGCAATGGCGCCCCCGGCATTGTAATCATTGAGTGGTGATATTATGGCTGAATGTGGAGTTTGGGCGTTAATCAGAGAGTCAGACAATATTGTCGACAACACTGTAATGTGGGATGGAAACGTTGAGACCTGGCCTCCCCCCGAAGGTATTTACTGGCGCTGTATTGAGGGTGTCTTTTGTAGCTCTGGTTTCACGTATGACAAAGAGAATGATGTTTACATCGACCCCAGGGAGGTGCCACAAAATCCCGTGATACCTTCGGTTCCTGAAGAGCCTGAAGAGCCTGAAGAAAGCAATAAGTAAAAAAGGGGCCTACTGGCCCCTTAACTATTTCCACTGGTCTCCGTACTGAAACCCTATCCTTTCGAGCTTCGCGTCCATCTCCATAATGAACTGTGGGATTGCATCATTAAACAATGCTATGTGCTTATCGCTGCGCTCAACCGTTACCATGAAGTCGATATGCTTCTGCATGCGCGGATCGAAGCTCAGAAAGTCTACTGCTTCGGTTCCGGCGACATACATCTGGAACTGCACCTGGTCCTGATATTCTTTTTTCATCCTGCCATCAACTATCAGCTCGATGTGATAGCGTGTGTTGAATGGGCACTTTATTTCCAGGGTCTTATCATCCATGACTCCGTCCGGTGAGCACCCGAAACGCATGCCCTTTCCGTAGATAAAAGGAATCTGTCGCACTATCTTTCCGGTGTTGAATGAGTATGTCTCTATTGCTGCTGGCTCCTGCTCGATACCCCATTGCATTGCCTTTGCGCTTACTGGCTCTCCGGGCGCGCCGGTGGCTATCTCGGCTATTAGTTCTGCCATATAGCCATCACGAGTGGCGCTGCCAGTCTTTGCCAGGATAGCGCTTATGCCGCTGGCGGTAATGCAACCAAGGCGCATCCTGAACCATTGGTAGCTACGCTGCTCAACTGTCACAGGGTCAAAGCCCAGCACATCAGCATGAGTCGAAAGGCGTTCGGTTAATGCTTCGTAGAGGCTCATTTCCATGTCCTTTTTGTGAGTTCAGTAATCCTTACCTTATTTCCTTTTATGTACTCGACCCTCTCCGTTTTCTTCCAAAGAACCAAGTCAACTAAAAATCCGCCAACCTTCCATCCACCGATAAAAATAAGAAAAGTGTTTAGTAGCTCACCGAGAATATTCAAAATATCCATCAGAAAACCTCCTTATTCTGCTCAGCTTTCGCCGCCTGCTGGTCTAGCAACTGGTTAATCTTAGCAATAGCCTGGCCCGCATCGTGCTCACTGAGGTCATTAATGCCTTCAATATGACGCTTAGCAACCGCGCCGCCGAACCACTGCAGGAAAGCATCAACCGGACGGCCGAGTAAATCCAGTCCTTCCTGAATCTTGGTGATTTGCTCATCAGTAGCCTGGTTGACAGCGCGCGGTCCTTTCTGTTGAGCCATTCTCTCTGAGTGAAAGTCGATACCTTCATCACCTTCATTGATGAACTGCACGGCCTTTTGCAGGCGATCAGCTTTAGGCCACCCTTTCGATGCGCGCTTGATGACTGTCTTTTTAATCATCTCGCCCTCGTCGGTCTTCCACGGCGACATGCTGCCCTTTTTGAATGACTCCGAGCGCTCACGAATTTTGTAGATTTCCGCGATGGTCATTTCTTCGGTAAGGAAGCTGCCATCGTGAATTTTCGCCACGCAATACGCGCCAACGATGTCGCCTCGCTTACCGAATGGGCTGTAAGTGTGCTGTGGCGCTTTATCGATACCCATAGACTCATAATTGTCATTGGAGTAAACAATCTTACTCTGCACCCAAATCACTGAGCCTGATTCGATGGCGAGGTATTCAAGGCCAAGGTATCCGATGTCGAGCGTTACGTTGCCCTTGCGAGGAACAAGGTAAGCCTGGCGCAGGGACGGGTTTAGGCTTACGCCAATGGTCGCAAGATTCAGGATGGCGTTACGGAAGCTCTCCTGGTTGCGCATGGCGGTATCGCGCAAATAATCATTATTCCCCAGGTGCTGAAGGGCAAATGTCACCTCTTTCTGGAAGTTTATTTTATCGTCGCTGAGGACGGCATTAAACTGCTGCTCCTGAGCAAGCATCAGATTTTGTGCTGGTACGAGTGCCGGGGCTAAAGTTGTCATCAGTCTCTCCAGAATTCTTTGTGTATTTTTCTTCGTGCATTTCTTACAGCTTTCGATGCTAGCTCTTTAGTTTCAAACCTTCCAATCCAGTAGCGTCGATTATTTACGGTTATGTATGCTCTCCATTTTTGCTGCTCCTTACAGAATGAAACACCTTTAACCTCTGATGTATTAGTTGCATACCGGTTAGAGTTCATCATGTTTTGAGACCTAGAGCATAGCCGCAGGTTTGCGATCCTATTGTCATCCCTTATTGTGTTTATGTGATCTATTTCTTTATCAGTTGGGCAGCTGCCATGAATAAAGGCCCAAGCCATTCTTTGAGCCTTATAAGATACCCCTTTGAAATAGATAGAAAGGTAACCGCCGCTTGTATGCGTCCCAGCTATCCCTCCTATCACTGAGCGAGGGCCGCTCTTCTTTATCCACTTAAAGAAGCCTGTATTCTCATCATAAGAAAGATACTGCTTCATGTCGGAAACCAACTTATCATTTATATCTAACATTCGCACCTCCGAATGTTTACTTTGACTCAGTCACTGCTTTATGTCAAGCGCAAATGTAGTCAAGAAATGCTGCCTTGAATGCTTCGGCACCGTAGGTCAGACAGGCCATCTTGCCGTCCATTTCCGATAGCTGGATGAACTGGCGCTGTTCTGCGCTCACCTTTGACTTAGACACACTAGCGCGTTTCATTTCGAAAACGCCAGCCGGGAACATCTGCGACGACTTAATGATTATTATGTCACTGACGCCCGGCAGAAGACCCTGCCGCAGCAAGTCCTGCCTGTACTGAGCCGGGATATTGCCCTCATTCGGAACATGAAAAGCCATCATCGCATACTGAGGGTGCTTTTCACGCAGCCAGGCTATCGCATTAATCTGCTCAACAGCCTCATGCGGGCAAAGCTCTGGCTGGAACTCCTGCTTGTATACCAGGATGCCCGCGCGGTTACGTTCTCTGATGATTTTCAAAATGCCCTCCGGCCAACCACGTATTTGTTTTTGCCATTGATGCGGTATGCAATCGCCTTTGGTGCGCGGAATGCGTCCTGCATCCGGCAAACCTGCTCAGCGGTCTTCATCATGAAAATGCGCTGCTGCCATGCTGGCTGGCAATAAACTTTGATGCACTCGTTATAAAAAATGCGCTGCGCAATCTGGCTGCCAAGCGGGTAGATAACATAAGGGTGGCCGTGCTCTGGCTCCTGATGCAACTCAAACTGCAGCATCACTGCACCGCTCTTTGTCGACTTCACATGCATTGCCTTTACCGGAACCATCTCTTCGTCGCTGTACGCCTTGTTGAGCAGTTTCTTATTAGGGTCAATCAGCTCATGCTGGCAGGCCGGGTTGCGGCACACGTTCGCGGCGATGTCGTTTTCAGTGTTGCACTTGGCGCAGGTCTGGCTGATATAGAAATATCCACAGCGATTGTCAGGCTCGGATGAATCACGGCCACGACAGCGGCGCGCCTTCCTGCCATTCATCGTTGCGCAGCGCGGGCACTCAAGCGGCAGTTCACCATTCGGAGCAGGCTTAGCAGCCAGTGCGGCACCGGTCAGAGGATCGTCAAGCAGGTGACCAAGGCGGTCCATTACCCCGGCGTAATCCAGTACCAGGTAATTGGGCTTACTCAGTCCCGAGTCCAGCATCCACTGATGCAGCAGGCGAGCGCCGCGGCCCATGCACTGCACCAGCAATGTGAGGCTGCCAACCGGGCGCAGGAATATGACCACATCAATCAGTGGTGAATCGAAACCCGTAGTCAGGCAGGACACGTTAATCAGCCACTCAATGCGACCCTCTTTCGAACCGTTAATCGCATGGTCTTTTTCTCGCTCGCTACTGTCATCGGTGACCAGTCCGATCTTCTCTTTCTCAATGCCCATGGCAATAAGCATCTTGCGAATCTCGCGCGCATGGCGTTTGGTGCTGGCAAAGATAATCCGCTGATTGCGGTCGCGGGTCTTGCGAATCACCTCATCCAGAATCATGTGCAACTTTCGCTTGCCATCATCTGACATAACGATGTGGTCGAGTTCCTTCTCGGAAAACTCCCATGACCCACTGCGGGTATCAACGCCAGAGAAGTCCAGCGCTTCATCTTCGATGTCCGGATATCCGAACACCGGGCAGGACAGATAGCCTTCTTCGGTCATTCTATCTACACCAATGTCATAAACAACTTCCTGCCAAAAATCCAAATTAAGCAGGTGCTGAATGCCACGAAATGGACTGCCAGTGAATGTAGCAATATGCATTATGCGACCATGCCTTGCTGCCACATCAGTTAGCCAGTTAATTATTTTCATGAACTGCGAGTCAGGCTCATCAACCGGAACCATATGAACTTCATCAATAATCAACAGGTCGAAAGGCTTGGTGAAGTCTGTCTCTAGCCCGTTAACTATGGTCCCTTCGGTTCCTATCGTAACCTGGCTAACCTGTTTCTTATTGAACTTGGCTGCATACATTGCGGCAGGAATGCCACATTCAAGGCACTCATTGTAAGTCTGTTCAGCTAGAACTGGCTGGCGAGATATTTGAAGCACTCTGCCACCTTTATTGAAAACATGTAGCGCCAGAATAGCCTGCATATGGGTCTTTCCGGAACCTGCGGCGGCATCAACAATTATTCTGGCCTGCTGTTTTTTCGATGAATATTTTTTGATGGCTGATATTACAGCGTCTTTTGCTTCGACCTGATAGTATCGACTTGTTTTCATTAGTAGAATGGCCTCTGCTCACCGTGCTCTTTTTCATAGCCAAAGCTCAGTTCTGCTGCCTTTCTGGCGGCAACCGCGCTATCAAAATCATCAAAATAGCCAAGATGGAGTTCTTTACCATCATGAATTCTTGCGCGCCACTTTCCCTTTGACTTGCTCCAGTTGACACCAGAAACACCTGATGAATTTGTCTTCATCAGTCGCATATTACGGCTGTTATTTATTCCGTCCCTTAGGTTTTCAATGCGATTATCAAGTCCATTGCCATTAATGTGATCAATGGCATCATCTTCTGGCATGATGCCATTCATGTAAAACCATGCCAATCGATGAGCGCGGTATAGAACGTAATCAATACCGATTACGAGATACTTTTTTTCGCTCCTTGTTTTGTTTTTGATGCATCCGGCAGGCTTTCCTTCGAATCTGATTTTGAAAACCTTAAAGGCTCTTTCGTTTGCAAAATCGCTCAATGGTCGTGGTTTCCACGTAAATATGCCGCTTTCTCCGTCATAATGCAGAACCTCTTTTAGTCTTTCATATCTAATCATCACTCACCTCAATTAATCATTATTAGAATGGCGCGCCATCTGATTCTTTTTGCATTACCTTAAGGCGACGCTTACCGCCGACTGACATCGTGCCTAGCATGCCTGCCTCAATCATCTCATCAATCACATCAGCCAGCTTGCGTGCATCAGGGCACAGGTCTTTTACGACGTTCTCATGCAGGTCTTTAATGGCAGCGTGGTAGTCCACGGGAAGCCCAGCATCAATCAGGTATTCCACTACTGCAGACCGCACTGCATTAATATCGACGTGGAAATATTTACTCGCATTCACGCCACCAAAATCAGGCTGAGGGATAGTGAACAGGTCACCACCTTCACGGCGCTCCAGCCAGAATGGCTTCTTCCAGAATGGCAGGTGGTTACTCTTCACCATGCGAACCAGAATTCGGTCCTTATCCTGAGCATCAGCCTGCGCATTCTTCATGACTGACTTCATCTGTTCCGCAGTGACCAGGCTGATATGTGTCCTGACACCATCCACCAGTGCAGAAGCACCACGGCTGCCACCGGCATCACCCTTAGCTGAGTGATGCACCATCAGAATGCCACACGATGCCCTGTCAGCGATTCTGCGCATTGCGGCCACGAAGATATTCATCTCGGCGTTATCGTTCTCTGATACGCCGCAGAAGCGGTTCATTGGGTCAAACACTGCGAGCATCGTATTGCACTGCTTCAGGCTTCGCGCAATCTGAGTCACCATCTCCGAATGCTCAAGGTCGCCATTTGGTGACTTGCGGACAACGCGAGTATCAAACGCGGCCACGCTGGCGAACACCACATTCGACAGAATTACTTCCTTATCCTCCCGGCTCATTTCTTGACTGCTGATGATCCGGTCAAGGCGGCGGCGGTAGATATCGGCATCATCCTCTGCGATGAGGAAAGTCACCACCCCCGGCTTATTTGGATGAAGGAACTTTTCATGGCCAGAAAACGCCGGGCGGCCCAGCGCGATAGAGATGGCGAGCTTGATAGTGAAGTAGCTCTTACCCGTACCTCCAGCACCAGTAAGAAGAGCAAGATCTTTATGCGTAATCGCTTCATTGAATATCGTTTCAACATGGCCGTAATCCTTATCTATTTCATCCAGCTGCTTAGCGAGTATCTCGCGCGGGTTAAACAGCCCCATGCTCGACGTATTGGTTAATGCGCTTTCCATCATGGTGCGTGAAGCGTTTATCTTCTGCGCCATGTTCTGAGTTCCGCCACTCGCCAGCATCTTGTCGACGTTCATGGCAGCACGCGCAATTGAACGAGCATTGGCGTGTTCGAATATGATGTTCGTGTAAGCGGCCATATTCGCGCCGCTGGCACTGTTCTTTGCGAGCTCTATCAGGTACGCAAAACCAATCTGCTCATTCTCACCATCGGCGTTACTCAGGAATTCACTGAGCGTAATCGGGTCGATGGGTGTACGTTCGCGCTTCATGGTCAGCATGGCATCAAATATCTTTCTGTGGCCTGCATTCCAGAAGCTGTCCGGCTTCAGGATTTCAAAGGCATCCTGCGATGCCTGACCCATGCCGCCGGTATGCATCAGCGACCCCAGAAGGGCCTGCTCGGCACCTTCGGAGTGAACTGTTGTGCCGCTCATTGCTGGTTGTTTCATGGCTATTCCTGTCGGCGCAGGTTAAAGAAGGTTTTTAGTCTGACATAAAATCAGGCTGGTTTCCATCTCACTTAATGGGCGTCATTGTCCTGGGTATATCCCGGAATCCTAATGACAGGAAGTGACAGTATATTTTCAGTGCTACCGCCGCCCTTCTATAGCTGCTGAACTT